TTCTCAGGTTCCAACATTCTTTTAATAATGTTTTCAGTTTTACCAGATTTGCCTTTGGAACGTAATAATGTATTTGGATTATTGACTTGATTCAATTGTGGTGCCGTTTGTGGTGTCATTTGTGGTGTCATTTGGGGTGCTACCATGGGATTCATTTGGGGTGCCATTTGAGGTGTTATTTGGGGTGCCACCATGGGATTCATTTGGGGTGCCATTTGTGGTGTCATTTGGGATGCCATTTGTGGTGTCATTTGGGATGCCATTTGAGGTATCATTTGATTTATTTGGTTCATATGGGGAGTCATTTGGGATGTCATTTGGGATGTCATTTGGGGTGCCATTTGGGATGCCATTTGAGGTGCCATTTGGGATGCCATTTGAGGTGCCATTTGGGGTGCCATTTGGTTCATTTGATATAACTGTTGTTGAAAGTAGGGCATGTTTTGTTGAATCTGTCGACTCTTTTCCAAGAAACCAGTCAATTCATTACGAACGTGTACATTATTATTAATTAACTGGTTATTGGCAAAGGGTACTCTTTGAACATTATTATGAGTATAAACATTATATTGATTTATCAGTGGATTTTGTTGAACCAAATTGGGATACATAAATTTATCTAAATCTTCACCCGGTATTTTTTATAGTAGTTTCGGCGAGCAGTATGAATAATTTATTCCAAATAATGGAATTGTTGAGATTACTATATGCGGATAATCAACCAAACAAACATAAAAAGAATTCATCATTATTATTAATATCATAATCACATTCCACGTCATGTCAAACGATTTGTATCAAATTCTGGGAATCCATCGACAGGCCACCCAAGAAGAAATCAAGCGAGCTTATCGTAAATTAGTTTTCAAATATCATCCAGACAAAAACAAAAATCCGGATGCCAGTGAAATGTTCAAAAAAATTCAAATTGCATATGAAACATTATCAAATGTCGATACCAAAGCAATGTACGATAATTTCATGTGGTATCAAAAAGATAGATTCTGTAGAACAACAGTTTGTGATATTTTCATGTGGTATCAAGAAACTGTTATCGAACTATGTGAAAAATATTCGGTTTCTAAATCAGACCAGACTGAAATTATCAAATTATTTGATCCGAGTGATTTCGAAACCGAACTTCAAAACAATGATTTACCAACAGCCAATAAAAAATTATTTGATAAAGTGTTACCATATTTGACAAAAACAATTGTGGAACATTTCAAACAAAATTATCCATTTATTTGGTCAAGTTTGAATTTTTTGGTTGAATGGGTCTAATTTAAATTATCAGTAACTTCGTTAATATATACTTTCTTGAGCCACGTTTGTAAGTTATAAAAATTTATAATATCATTGTCATTCATCTTGAATATTTTTTTAATTTTGTTATTGGGGATAATTTCTTTTTTGGTCTTGGAATTATACATCCCATTATCTGTGAAATATTGATAAAGTAATCTTGTTACTTTAGATCTTGGTAATTCATCTTCTTCAATACCCAACAAATCACGCAGTACCTGTGGTACAGGTTCCGGTTTGTTGAAACCCGTATGTTTTCCACAATTGGATCTGTTTCCTGATTTGGAACTTAATTTTAGTTCACGTTTGTGCAAAGACATGAGTTCTTTCAAATCATTCATTAATTTTTTTTGTTGTAGGTAGTTCTCTTTTAAAGCTTCACGAATATTGTCTATTTTTTTTTCAAACTCAGCTTCAGTGTTCTGGGTTATCGCTCGTTTTTTTGTAACATTTTTTGGAGACTCCAAATCTAAATCTTCATCATCTGAATCCGTAATTAATTTTTTAGATATGATTTTAGATGCTGTTTTCTTGTGTGAATTTTTTGTGTTTCTACTGTTCTTGGGCATTTATATATTGTCTATATATAATACGTTTTTAAGTGTGTTAGTGAAAAAACAATAAATATCTTAGCCAAGATCTAATTGTCTGGTATAAAAACATATGACCTATTTGAATTAGATGAGTAATTCTGAGGGATTTTTATCGAAAGATAAAGAAAAATTAATTCCTATTGAAATAGACATTCTTAGACGATGCAAAAATTTTTTCACGAGTGATCCCAAATATATTCAACAAATGCTGAGTATAATTAATGGTGAGTCTGATATTTCCATTCGAGTTTTGGATTGGTTTGTGGCTAACTATTCCAAAAAATATAATACCACGTATAAAATTAAAGTTGATGGATCGATATATTTTTTCAACGTCAATATTGAATACAAGCATGAACTTAACAGTTATTCCAAACATTATTTTGACCCTTTTTGTAGAAAAAAGAAGGGAATATATACTTATTTCGCCAAAAGCAAAAACAAATCCAAATATAGTGAGGTAAATTTCATTACATCTATTGGCCAACTTAATTTCTTTCACTGGGCTATTAAAAACAAAGTTATACGTTATGTCAGTTCACATTTAAAAGAAATTGAGAATGATATGAAAGAAACAACCAAACAAAATAGACTCAGAAAAATTGAAGTCCAAACATCATCCCAAAATACCAGTCAAGATGAAAGTGATAGTGATCCCGATCCTGAGATATGTTCGCTTAAAAAAATTAATATATTCAAAATTAGTTCCGAGAGAAAAACGAACAAAACTGATTCCGATAAAACAAAACCAAAAATACGCACAAAATTGTCTAATTCTGTTTTTGAACACGGAATCAAAAAATCAACGGTGCCCATTACATTGGATTTTGATAATGATGTTTGATTATGTTTAATTATGTCAACTAAATATAATCAAAGACAATTAATGTCAAGCACCGGTTTTTTTCAGGCGTATAAACAAAATATACCAATAATTTATTTGGTTATAACTTTTATTTTTGTGATAATTATTTTGGTGATGTTATACACCTTAAGTTTGTCTTGAAGCTGTCAATTGTAATATATTATAACCAAAGTTATCCCAGAATATATTCCAATCATGTCAGTATTCACTCATCATCCTCCCAGTCATCTACATTGATATCATCATTAGAATTGGACAACGATAGTGAGCCACCATTAAAATTGGCGAGAGCATTTGGTTCAAATGGTTCAAAAGTTTTGAAATTATCTAATCCATTGGATACAAATCCCTGACCAAATTCTTGATCAAAATCTTGATTTTCGAAATCAGGACCAAAGTTCTCTGGCTCTTCCGAACTGAAATTATCGGAATTGGTTAAATTTATTGAACTCGTTGGCTGGACTTGTGTATGATTATATGGTAAAGATGATTTGTTGGATTTGACTTTGGTTGGATTTATGGAAACACCATAAGCGATATGAGCAACATGATTAACATCAGAACTACGAGAACCACGAGAATTACGAGTATTGGATTTGTTACCGGATCTTGTGGAAGATTTATTTACGTTTTTGGTTAATGTTTTTTCAGAGCATTTGGCTACTTTTTTGACAGAGCTTCTGGTTTTATCTTGATTTGTTTGGTTAGCTTGGTTATTAGAATTGCCACGCGACAATTGGAGACAACCTGGTTGGTTTAATACATTGTTTGGGGCACTTACATTAACACTGATAGGTTTGTTTTGTTCAGTGGCCAACAAGGAGACAATATCGCTTTCATCTCCGCTTGTATTATCTTGATGTTTGTCAGATTCATTTTCGTCAAAAACATATTCCGTAGTTATCTTTTCAGGAGCTGGACTGACCATGACTTTTGGAACGGTGAATTTCAAGCCACATTGGTTTCCATGTATCCATAAATGAGTTATTTCGACAATTAATTTGACCAAATCCTTTTTCTTCAGATTTTGAGGATCGAAAGGATTTTTATCCTCATCAATAAAAATAGTTTGTGACAAATCAACGAGCCATCTTGTATAAAAATAATGTTCGTCAACGCCATTGTATTCTTTAATAAGTGATTTGAAATTAATAGTGTCAGTGGTAAACCATTTATAATTGTTGGATAATTGTGATGAGATACGTGTTTCTAATTTTTCTAAAAATTGATACCATGTATCTATATCATCTTTGTTACATCCAGCAAACAGTGTATAAAATTGATATAAATCATCGTATTCTGTTTCCATTAGACCATCACTGTTGATTTCCAGAAAAGGAGTTTGGAGACACAATACTTGATTTTTGTACGAAATTGGAACAAATTTTCCTTTCTTTTCGTCATCAAGCATAATTTCATTGTCATTAATATATTTAATCTTTAATGCAATAACAACTTTTGTTTGGTTCATTTTTTTATACAATTGCTATATATATCTTTTGATGAATTTTAACGTAGATGCACTGGATAGTATAAATAATGATACATACATTCATTTGATAGATGTAATATATATCAAATGAATGAGACATATGAATTAATTATCTGGATCTGCTATTAGATTTCGATTTGGATTTTTTGGGTTTAGGAGGCTCCGGATCATCCTCATCTTCATCCACTACGTTTGCCTTTTTAGTTTTTTTGGATTTGCGAGGTTCTGGATCGTTCTCGTTTTCATCCTCATTATCGGACTTGTTTTTGGAGAATTTGTTGGATTTCTTAGATGATTTGACGGAGACTTCATCTTCATCTTCATCTTCATCATCACTATCAAACTTGGGTTTTTTGGATTTTTTATCAGATTCTTTAGATTTCTTTTTGGGACTAGCATTATCGTCACTCTCATTATCTGATTCATTTTGATCTCCGGAATCACTTGCCTTTTTGTCACTCATGTTGCTATTGTTACCCTTGGATGATGATTTAGTTTCTTGTACTTCATCTTCCTCATCCGAATCAGGAACATCAATGTCTAATTTAGCAGCCCCAACGCGTGGAGTGTAATTAATGGCCATGATCTTAAAACCAACACCATACAAATCTTTCTCCTCTAGTCCAGTGGCATATTTAATCCAAATTTTACTAAAATGAAAAACAAATCTAATTTCGGACATGAATGTGATGACATTAGCAACTTCAGTAATAGTTTTTGCGGATATTAGCTCCTTTTTTTTTCCATTAACGCGAAAAATTTTTGTCAAATTTTCCCTTCCTTCACCAGAATCTGTAAAACTCATACGAAATTTCATTTTAACAAAATCAGGTGGTGATGTATTGTTATCTGATTTATTTTTCTTGTTATCTGATTTACCTTTCTTGAATTTTTTACTTTCACTATCATTTTCATCATCACTGTCATCATCACGTGGTATCCTGGGTTTTCTAACACATGGTTGATATCTATATCTGTCTGCCTTTTTTTTACCAAATAACTTTTCCCTAAATTCTTTGGACGCAAAATATTCATCTGCCCGTGTTAAAAAATTTCTCAAAGCTCGACATGCCTCCTGTTCTGGATCCAATGCTAGTTTAATAAATTCTCTATCTTTATCCGCTTGATAATATTTATTACTGTCCGTATTTTTACTCAAACTAGGAATACCATAATGTGATATTTTTATTTTGCCTGATGTATGAACTAATAGTGGAACTGGACAATTTTTAACTGGATCAACATAATTAACTGGATGAAATGGTTGGGTCAATGGTTTTCCATTAATATCCCTTTTGAGGTTGCCTACATCAATTTTATTAAAATCAACTTGATTATATCTATAAATGGTAGGTGCTTCTGTTGCAACAGAGCTCAGTGCTTCATCGCTTTGGGTTTCAGAGTTTGTGAGTTTTGATTTGGGCATGCGATAATCTGATAAATAATGAAACTATTTGTCTTTTAAATATGTCTTTTTTATTTCAATTTTTTTTTCAATGAAAAATCTTTAAATCAATTTTTTCTTTAATTAAAAAAATTGATTTTTTTATTTTTTTCGAAAATAGAAAATTCCATATATCCATTATCAGATAAATGCCTCATACATACAGTCATGATTGTCAGAATCAAGTTATTATTTGTGCCGCCACCCGAAGCCCAAATGAACCTCAATTTCGATGTTTAATGAAAACCAAAAATGGTGAAAAATATTGTCCTCTCCATCTGGCCCAAAAAAATGTTCGAGACTATACATTTAATGACGATGATTACTCAAACACAGATAGAGAAATAACAAACAAATCAACTAACAAAATTTTTAAGGTACTTGACCTTTCCAAAATTAAATCATCGACCTCCACAGAAAACAAAACCAAATCCGATACCAAGATGGCAGCTTGTTGTTCAACCAATTCAACTAATTCAACCAAACCAACTACGTTGTCAAACCATAATATATTTCAAGCCAAGCCAAAACAAACCAATAATTTTATCATGCGCGAACAAAAAGTGAGCACAATTGAACAAACACACCAGGAAAACGAGAATGACTTAGAAATTAAGTTGTTAATTTTGGTAAATAGTGAGGCTTATGAAGATATTTTGCCAGAATTGATTGGACCAGTTTTTCATGATGTCACGGTTTCGGAAGATGAACAAGATCCTGTCACATATGATGTCATTTGGAGTTGGAACGAAGGTTTAAAAGTTCCTGGTACAACTAACAAATATTTTCTCTTTTCGTATTGTGATTCCAAGGAAAAAATACGTTGTATGACCATTTTTACCATATATAATATGTTTACCGAGGATAATTTTATTCATCCTATTACGATGGAGCCTATTCCCGAAAAGGATATAGAACGTGCCAAACAATTAATTGAACTCTATCAAAATAAATTAGGTCTGTTCAAGGATCGAACTATTGATATGTCACCAGAATTTGTACTAAAAAATGATGTCGTCAAATTATTCAAGCAATTTGAAAGACATAGTATTTATTTTGAGGAGGGCTGGTTGTTGTCAATCGAAGATAAAAATAAATTATATAAAATCATTAACGAGACCCGTAAATTTGTATCAAATAATATCAAACTTATTAATCCATCCCTCAAAAATCTCGAATTGTTCCAGCGAAAGGAAAAAAGTAAAAACAAATATGCTTCAGCTTTCAAGAAAAAGACAAATGATGATCCAGAAGACACAATACTTGAATTGAAAAAATATTTGGTCAGCGAATGGGAAAAATTAATTAATGCTGCTGATTCTCCACAAAATCAGGTACCCATTTGGATTATTGCTACTGGCCTCTCTTCCGTTGTTCCACAAGTCAAACAAAAGTTTCCGGATATGCAAATGATGTTATAATAATGTGATTAATGAATCTTGATCCAAAATCCATTAATCATCATGATTTCCAAATTCATTATCAGAATTTATTATAATTTATGACCTAGAACATATTGCGATATATTTTTTGATTCAGACTTCAATGGGTTCTCTGAACATTTCCATTGTTTGGGCATCTATTTTCTTCTTCTGCATAAATTCTCTGTGTTTTTTCTTGAGTTCTGCCATTGTATATAATGGCTTATTATCTATTTTGGGAGTAATGTCACCTATTTGGATCATTTCCAAATACAATGACACACCATAATTTTTCATTCCAAATATATCGTGCACCCATATACCATTAAAACTAAAGTTAAAACTAATAATTGATTTGTATTTGACATATTTTGTTAAATCTTCCCAATTAGTGATCTTGATTCGACGATTATAAAGTTGGAATGGAATGACGAAATTATGATTATTATCATGATGGAACTTAATTATACAATAATCAGGTTTGGTTGGTTCGGTCAAACTAATCAGATAGCTCTCGTCATCCGAGTTGTCATCCAAGTCGTCATCATCTTTCCGACACATTTTTTTGATAATTGGGTTATATTCAAATTTGTGCGCATGTTCTTTCCTAAATATTTTTCTCTTGAACTCCTTCGACGAAAAGTAAGTGTCCGCATCGTTTAGAAATTTTTTTAACATAAGACCATTTTCTTGATTCTCGTCCAATGGAATTCTTATGTGATGATATGGGACTGGGACTTCCTCCCGGCTCCCAGTTTTGAGAACTTTGGGGATACATGGAAGACCATACATTGTGATTCTAATTTTGGGAACACGGAGAATAAGTTTAGACAGTGTATCATCTTCTTGGAATCCGCTGTAAAAGAATATCATGTCAATATAACTTTGCTTTTTGCTTTGGTAGAAATTAATTTTATCAAAGTCTTTGAAAACGGATATGGGTTTGATAGTGTATTTCGAATATGTTGTGAGTTTATTGTTTGACATGATGAATTAGTTATGAATTATGTTAATATGATTGCCCAAATTGATTTTTATTTATGTCAAATAAAAATCAATTTTTTGCTGAATTATTTTGGTTGGTTAACTAGACTCCGGGGCTTGGGGGGAAATCTACGCGAGTCTATGCCAGTGTCAGGGTCGACATTAGGATCAAAACAATCGTCTATCTAATAGTCTGACAAATAATTGTTGTCATTACGCCAATAAGTGTTAAATCTTTCTGTGGGTACGGAAGGCTGAGCGAACAACCAAATAATCAAAATAACCGCAATGATAATTACCACAACAAATGCTGCCTCCATTATATTATTATAATTCTAAAAAAAAATTTATAATGTTTAATTCACTTACTTGGCATTTGATTTCTTCTTACGAATTAGGTCCGACACAGCGGTTGTCTTTTTGATGACAGCCGGTTCTGCAATTTCTTCGGTGGGCAATGTTTTCTTAACTTTATTGTGATCCAATAACAAATCAAAACAACCCGTACCTCCATTTATTAGACTTCCAACCATGATTCTGGAAGAAACACTTCGAATATGATCTGATTCCCCAAATGCAGCGGCAGCCAATAATTGTTCTACAGTTTTCTCAAAAGAAGCACGGGAAATGGGATCAGTATCTAACTTATTGGCACCATGACGATTAACAGCAATCAATCCACCCATATGTGTGACCGCATCGGCCAACAACTCAATGTGTTGATAATTACTGAAACCACCGGTACTGTCCAAGGCCAAGACAAATTCACGAATGAAGGCGCTTCTAGCGGCCTCCACACCATAGGTCTCGTAAATGGTCACAATATCGTTGCATTTGGTTTTTGACAAATCAATACCATTAATTTGGGCTATGTCTGATAAATTAATACCATCGGTGTAAATAACATAATGTTTTTTCTCAACTTTGTTTCCATCTTTATCGAAATCGATATACATTTCCTCCATGATATTATTGCTTTCGGTAATATTCGGGATACCTTTAATTCTATATTTGTTGATAACCATTTCGTGGAACTGATAAAGTGTATTAAAGTTATAATTATTGGCATCAAATCTGATGTGGACCATGGGTATTGGACTATTATCGAAATTGGAAACTATGGCTGCCTGGGAAATTTTATCTATGATTTTTTTGTATTCTTTTTTGGAACCTTTACTATCTTCATGTCTCATTCTCCAATTTTCATGGAAACTAGTTTTGATTTCCAACATGGTGACATTCCTTTCGATCATTTTCTCTTTGGACAATGTCAGTCTGATGATCCAAGGCAGACCTTTAATATTGGATTGTAAACCAGATTTGCTTTGTCCGGATTCAAAAATTTCCGTAACACCATCTGATGACATGATACTGTTGGGATTATGTGGATCCGGATCATAACAAATTTCTGATTTGTCGATGACGTCACGAAGTGTTGTGAACTTAAGATAAGAGGCGATTTTGGTGGCAATTACTTTATCATTTTTGTATTGATCTTCCAAAATAATTTCAGTAATGGGTGTCTTAATAAATTTACTTACACTCAAAATTTCTTTGACACGTACTAATCCACCAGAAACCGTTTTACCAGTACCTGCTTTTTGGAAAGATTTCAAGTTAGTTTGGGTCACGGGTTCTCCAATACTTTGGGCACCCACAAATCCAACCATTTCACCTCCTTCCACTTTAGCCAAAAGAATTGTTTTTCTGAAATATTCTATGATTTCATCAAATTCTTCTTTGCTTAGTTTATAAACATGAGTACATTTTTTTGGCACCAAAACGTCGTACAAATAAAACTTAAATAATAGTTTTATTTTTTGGTCATCCTGTTTTTTGATTATGGATATAGCGTCGTTATATTTCAAGATTTTACTGTACGAACCAGTATACATTTCTTTAATCCTGGCCAAAACATAATATGGATCAACTAGTTTGTTAATACTTCTATTTTCGCGATTGATGATATTTTCAATAATTTGTTTGATATCAACGGGCACCATATAATAATCTCTGAATTCTTTAGAGTTGATGCTGATAGCTTTTTCAATTTTCCTCATTTGGTCACGCATGCCGATTAATTTATCATAAAGTTTTTCGTTTAATTGCATGGTGTATTTTTTGTTGATCTTGTACTTGTTTATTAGTTCGTTTAGTTCAGTCTCAGTATAAATATATTTGTCACGAACAGTTTGGTTGTTAGCGGACATTAAACCAATGGTTTGTTTGATTTGTTTCTCAGTATTAATACCATTATCACCATACACACATTGAATGAATTTATCATTGGCATTTCTAACAGGACCATCATAACCCACTTTGAGATCTTCCATCATTTTGATTAATTTTCTCTGGACATATCCAGTGTCTGCAGTCTTAATGGCTGTGTTAATAATACCTTCACGACCGGCCATGACCTGGAAGAAAAATTCCATAGGATTTAGTCCAGAAATAAAAGAATTGGCACAAAAGCCTCTGGCTGGCGGACTATCATCATTTTTGGTGAACATTGGTAAAGTTCGTTTGTTGAATTTTTTCTGAATACGTTTCCCTTCAACAATAACTTGTCCAATACATCCAATAATTTGTCCTGCATTCATGTCCGTACCCGAGGAACCAGAATAAATGGCAATAAAAATGCCACTGTTGGTATTGAAACTGTTCATAATAGTTTTCTGAATTTCACTTTGAATGGCACTCAAACTACTGCTCATGTGTGTTTCAAAGGCTTCTCCTGTCATAATATATGGATCATTTTCGTACTTGGTAATGGATCCCATGATTTCTTTCCTCTTAGTTTCAATAATTTTATAAACAGAGTCGTGTATTTCATCAGGTACTAAGGCATCTTTAATACCGATGGTGTAACCATATCGCATCAAAAATTGTAAAATCATTCGCTGTAAATCATCAATGAAATCCTGAGTTTGGTTACTGCCATATTGATACCAAATTTTTTGGATAACGGATTGTATTTCAGGTTTGACCAAAATACCATTAAGAATTTGTCCATTTTTAATTCGCAAGTGATAATTATCCCCACGTTTTTCCACAATGTTAATACGTGATGGAATAATTTCAGAATATAAATATTTACCAGCAACCAATTTATTTTTGGGTATTTTATTATTAATACCCACCGTAGTTGACATTAAAATGTTCATGGCATCTTTCCAATCAACCATGATCCCATCACGAGACTCCACGTAGGAGCCCATCAAACTGTCTTGTTTGGCATTAATGACAATTTTACTCGTGGCTGGACTGACAAATCGTTTAATGACGTTGGCAATCAATCGGAGTTCCGTGACAGTTTGAATGGATTGTGGTATATGTATGTTCATCTCATCCCCATCGAAATCGGCATTGTATGGATCGGTCACATTGACATTAACACGAAAAGTTTTCAATGATGGATTCTTAATAATGTGACAAATATGTCCCATCATTGATAATTTATGAAGAGATGGTTGACGATTGAATATAACAATATCACCATCTACCAAATGTCTCTCCACAATATCACCCGGACTTATGACCACCGGTTTCTCACGATATTTCAAATGATAAGTCCTCATATATTCTTTACCGTGATTGTCGATGATATTCTTCCTGACAAAATTGGCTCCGGGATAAATTCGCTGACCATTTTTAACCAATTTTTTTAGATAATTTATGTTATTTTTGGTAACAATCTCAGGATAGGTCAAATTTTTGGCAATGATGAGAGGTATACCCACCTGATTTAATGCCATATAAGGATCCGACGTAATGACCGTACGACCAGAAAAATCAACACGTTTCCCCATCAAATTTCCCCTAACACGACCTTCTTTTCCTTTGAGACGTTCGGATAAGGATTTAGTCACTTTTTTGTTCTTTTGTTGTGACTTGGGTAAACCCATAATGTCATTGGCATAAAATGTGGCCACGTGAAATTGTAACAACATAAAATCATCATTAACGCTAGATGTTCTGGACAACGAACCATCTCCTTTGGCATTTTTTAAGTTTTCATTATTCTTGATAATGTCGACTAATTTATGAGTCAAATCATCATCAATGGATGATGACGACAACATTTCCATTCGAATGGATGGACGTACCTGAATGGGTGGCACCGGAAAATTAACAATAATCATATCTTCTGGCCTAGATTTTTCCGGATTAAAACCCAAAATCATACAATCTTCATCCGAAACTGATTTCAAAATATCATAACAAATTTGTGGAGTTAAAATTTGGGGAGCATTTCTTTTGGCAGTACCACCTTCTTCCACATCACCGGATTTTCTGATGGCCTCAGCCAAAACATATACATTACCATATTTTCGATCAATAGTTATTTTGTGCGCTGGTGTACCACAACCATAGTTGGCTTTTTGACAATGTGTCACATTCTTACATAACGCACGAATTTCGGCAAATCGTTGCTTGCCTTGTTTATTTTTCAGGAGTCTGGCAATTTCAGCCTCATTTTTGTAAACTAATAATTTATGACACCTGATACAAATACAACTGAGTATATTTTTCAGGAAAACCAAAAATCCCATGTGGAAAACAGGTTCCACAAAACGAATATGACCAAAATGTCCAGGACATGTCAAAGCTGTTTCCCCACAAGTGGCACACTCGGTCCCGGGTTCGGCGGCTCCCAATCTTCTGTCCACGGCGCCTCCCATCACAGGTTCTCCATTGTTATAAGTTTCAGCATTGGTAATACCTGCTGGCTCAGCAATAGCTGAATGATTTATTACATCTTGGTTGCCATAAATACTAAAATCAATTCTAACAATCGGTTCTACTTCATCTACGATTCTGTCGAATGTGCTCCGATTAGTTTCCATGCGTCGTATAGTTATAATATCTATTTAAATTTTATATTAGTTGCCTTTATTTATTTGTGTATATTTTTCAATTTTTATTACGGGTAAAGCCCCTAATAAAAATCAATGTTGATTAACATGAAATAACCTCAATTAGTTGTACAAATCACTAATATCCAAACCATTTATTTCTGTCACGGTTTTCTTGAAAGGGAAATTTTGAATGGTAACCATATGAGTGCAATTGATATTTAATATGTTCAATATATGTGTCAGATTGGTGATTGGTTTGTTAAAATATTTAGTATTTAATTGATAATTATCCAACAAAGCTAAATCCACTGCCACGACCGAATCATGGTCGAGAAGAATAATGTTTTTTCTTTTGGGATGATTCATTGGTTCCAATTTTTTTTCCAAAAAATTTCTTACTTCATCAATTGTTCCGTCAAAAGCCACATGTCGGGTACCACCAGAGTCAATCACTTTTAAATAAAATTGTCCCTCGTGATATTTTTCCAAATCGTGACCGTGATAATAATTTAGGGTAATATTTTTGGGAAGCTCGCATGTTAAATAATATATAAAAACTATCGATCCAAGTCGCGTAAGAACATATTGTCTGATTGACTGATAGTATGTATATAGACCCAACATTATACCTAAAATATATCGCATCAAACCTGAATCTAATTTTTCTTAAGATATATTATCATACATTTTGAACGTTGAATGACCATGCACATAACACTGTTACACTCATGTTCACCTACAGTCATGCACACCAGTGAGTTATTTTGCTCGGTTTAAAAATTTGAAAAAAAATTGTTCTTAATTAGTTCTGTTATTTAAAATAATATTACGTAATTTTTATAAATGTCAAGCTATGAAAATCTTTTGACCCAAAAACAAAATGACCATAAACAGCTTCCGTGGGTAGAAAAATATCGACCCAAAAATATTGACGATATTATTTCGCATCAGGAAATTATTATGTCTCTAAAAAAATTCATCAGTACTAAAAGCTTACCACATTTATTATTTTTCGGCCCGTCTGGTTCTGGTAAAACATCCACCATCAAATGTTGTGCTTCCGAAATTTATGGCAAATATGTGCCTTGTATGATACAAGAACTTAATGCTTCCAATGAGAGGGGAATTGATACTGTCCGAACTAAAATTAAAAATTTTGTTGGCAACAAAAATACTATTTTCATACCACAAGATATGAGGAATTTATTTAAGTTGGTTATTCTGGATGAAATCGATTCCATGACCGTAGAAGCCCAAGGTATGTTGCGACAAATTATTGAAAAAAATAGTAATACCACGAGATTTTGTCTAATCTGTAACGATATTGATAAAATAAATATTGCATTGCAATCCCGATGTGCCCTTTTTAGATTTGCACCATTGCATCCATCCGATATGAGACAACGTTTGCAAGAAATTTGTTCCATTGAAAATATCAAGTATGATAAATTCGCCATTGATGCCATTATTAAAATTTCCAAAGGAGATATGCGTTCTGCCATAAATACGTTACAACATGTTGGTCAAGTGGTCAATAAAAAAATTACCTCAGATAGTGTTTACAAAATATCAGGTTATAGTATGCCCAAAATTAATACTAAAATTTTTAAGATATTGGTTAAATTATCCAAAAATAAAATTTCACTTCATGATTGTGTTGATGAAATTGTTACCATTGTTGTTGACAATAATATTACCATTTTCAATTTGCTGGAAGAACTCAAAAATATTATCATCCAATCTGATTTCACCACGGAACAAAAAATTTTTCTAATTGATAATTTTGCTAAAAATGAAATATATGATGGAGTCAATGTGGATACCAAAAATATTTTAATAATACTTTGTAGCTTGTTTGTGCTAATATAATATTTTGTTGTATAATGATTGGCTAACTTATTTCATAAAATAAACTAGGCAATCATTGACACCGAAATTGGCGGACAAGGATAATAATTTTCCATGACCAAATCCCCATAAACATAATCCTCAATACGTTCTCTCTTCCTAATAAAACGTAAAGTTGGCGGCTTCCTGGGCCGGCGTGATAATAATTGCGCAATGGCACCACAGTCAATATGAGACTGATACAAATGAGCATCAGTAATACTATGAACTAAAATGCCAGGATCCAACGAACAGTGATTGGCCAACAAATATACAAATAATGCAGCTGTACTTGTATTCCATCCTAACATAACATCCCAACTTCTTTGGAATAAGTGACAATTTAATTTGCCACGATGACCATTGTCTGCTGGCTCGTCATACAAATCCACCGTGAATTGATAAATGACATGACATGGTGGCAGGGCCATTTTATTAGTATCTAAACAATTCCACAAATCAATGATAATTCTGCGGCTCCCGGGGTCAGTTTGTATCAATTTAATGCATTCTGCCAATTGATCATGTCCCTGACCTTGATAATCAGTTTGGCAATCAATGTAAGATGCTCCGCGATATCTCATTTGGAAACCATAACCTGGTCCGATATCTCCTTCCGCATATGGCAAATTATATTTGTCCAAATATTCACGACTGGCATTTTTGTCCCAAATGTGGACTCCCTTTTCATTTAATTTATGGACATCTGTTTGGCCACGAATCATCCACATTAATTCTTCAAATATGGACTTGGGATAAGATTTTTTCACCGTAGCTATGGGATAACCTTGGGCCAAATCAAATCTCATTTGGTAACCAAATATGGATTTGGTGATACTATTTCGAGTTTGTTTAGTTAAGCCACATTCCATAATTTTTTTGACCAAATACACATATTGATATTCTCCTTCCAAATTACCTGGAACCAATGTCTCAGGATTTTTGGCGAATGTCATTTTCTTGATTCGGGGTAGTTTGACTATTGATTGATACATATTTGTGAATTGACTAGTAGTCATATATTTCTTAAAACAATATTCAATATTTTTGACAGCATCATAAATTTTTGTTTGATTTGGATCCAAAATGAGCAATTTTTTGGTAACCAAATCTTCTAACGTTTGATGGGACAGCGGGAAATAGACATAATGATCCACTTCATTGTCTGCCGGATAATTTTGATAAATATGTGTCAAATAAATTTGATCCAAATTAGGATGCGACATTGCCATATCATAAACAGCAGCACCACCTATAACAAATATTTGATTTAAATTATCAAGATGACTGGCTATTTGCAGTGCCTCATTAAAATTATTGACATAAAGTTCGGAACCACTAACGTTAATGGGATACTTGGTTATGACGATATTTTTGCGTTTGGGATTGGCCCGATAGATCCCAGGAAGTGTTTGCCAAGTATTATAACCAACGATAATAGCATTGACTTGTTCTGGTGTCTCGGTTTCGGAAGTGAGTTTTCTGAAAAAGTTCATATCCTCTTTCAACATCGGCCAGGGTAAAGTATGTTGACCATATTCTTGCAAACCCAACATAGAGTCATTATTAATAGCCAAAACCAAACTGAATTTTCTCAAACACTGCATAACTAATGGTAAAGTGGAATCCAAATTTTTAAATTAATATTGTTAATATCAATTTTTTGTCCGGGATAAAAAAATTGACATCAACAATATCTTTATAAAAAGATATTAATAGAATTGTTTTAGTATAAATATTTAATGAGCGACGAGACAAACTATGATGAAAACGAAATAATTAATTTGCCTTTAACCAGAATTAATTTGCCTCATAAATGGATTTTATATTTGTATGACAAAAATATGTTCAAGAAAATAGTTAATCGGCCAAATATTCAATCAAAACCACATAAAAAATTATGCACTATTTCCACGGTCAATGATTTAGTCTATATTTTACAACTAATGCAAGTTCGCAAAGAGACTAATTTCAAAACCCAAGGAGAAATAAATTTGGATGTCAATGATTATATCATTATGCGAGAAGGAATTGAACCGATTTGGGAAGATCCAAAAAATTCCAAAGGAGGTACTTTCACTATTAAAATGAATCATTCCAAAGGTTACGAAGTATGGTCCATGTTTGTAATGTATATGTTGGGTGAAACTTTGACATATGAAATGGAACACATTAATGGAATCACAGTCTCATTTATTTCCCATAAAAATTTCAATCATGGACAAAATAACAACAATAGTAGTTACACTTATTTAAAAATTTGGGATGCTAAACCGGGCAGAACACGAGAAGATTTTATTAACATATTGCCTCTAGATATTCTCGAGAGAATAAAAAATGAGTCATTAATGTATTCTCAATACAGCGAGAAAAAACATTATGGTGAGGAAAAAATGATCAGTTGGTTAAACAATAACAGAAAACCCTCATATAATCAATCAAGAGGTAATTCCTTTGGTCATAATCATCATAGGAGAAGATATTAGTTTAATCTTTGACAATCACTTGATATTTTTCACGAAAATTGGAAAATTTTTTGCTTGCCACAGAACCCAAACTATAACCAGTCAAGTTAATCAAAGGATTAATGATATATCTGGGTTGGTTTCCCAAATACGGTTGTATTATTTCGTAAATTATGGAAATAACAATAATAGTAATATAATGACCGGGGAAAACTAATCCAATACCAAAATATAATAGTGCATGTACAATGCTCCAACCATCAATATTACCTTCTTCACATTGAGGTTCTTTGAAGAAACATTTCACAGAATCAGGTACATCTGCAATTTTGATAGACTTAAAGTAATCACCATATTTGGATTTATAAAATATGTTATAGATCTGAATTACAATGACAAAAATAATAATAATCAAAATTATTTTTATGATGTCACAATGATTGTTACCTGGCATTTAGATTATATGTTATTTAGATAGTTTTTTTGTTGGGATCCAATAAAAAAACTATTTTTTATAAAACATTATTTTTGTGTCTTGCTAATTATTGGGATTCTCGATAGGTGATAAGAAGACATACATTTTACCAATATTTGCCACGGAAATTACCAAAACCAATGGAAAATCATTTTTCAAATAAATATAAATGATCGGACACATTTTGTTACATTTACTGAAACCCATCAAGTTTTTAAGTTCATAGAGACCCTGAACCACTTCATCGGAATTATTTTTTTGTTTGTTATAGTTGATGTCACGATAACACATAGTTACTTTTCCTCCATCACTTTGGCCACGGAAATTTATTTCATTGCCGACCGATGTAATTTCGATATATGATGAATTATTATTGAGGTGTTTACAAATACTATGGAATTTATCGGAAGCCATGGCAATAATGTTCTGAAATTTTGTTTGTGGAATAGGCATTTCTGGATTTGGAATATCCATTAAAAATATTTCGATATCCTTCAATTCACTACTTTCATTATCTTCGTTAGAACTACTAATATACAAAATACTTCGATTATCTCTTTTCATGTAAATAATAATTGGATCCGAATCGTTGATCATTTTCAAGTATCCATATAAAATTGTCATATCGACACCAATGGTTATTTTCGGCTCTTCACATCTAAAATAATCAAACCTGGATGCATACAAACTGAGTTTAATTAAAATACTTTTGTCTTCGGTCAATCGTAAAATACGAATACCACCTGTATTTTTTTTCTCTTTTCCGTGTTTATTATTTTTGTTGTGGCTTATCTCTGTGTCATCATCAATATTTTTATTTTGTTTTTTGTTATTTTTTCCTGATTTTTCTTCCTCGACTTCTTCGTAGTAATCATCATCTTCATCATCGATATTTTCGTCAGGTGGTATGAAGACAATACAACAATCCGTAATAACGTTACTGATTCTCTCAAAAGCCTGTTTCAGGGCTGTAGTTTGAGTAATTTTGACATCGAGAATATGATTATCATTTTTCTTACGATCTAAATTTTTGTTGTGTTTGTTGGGTTTGATTTTATTTGAATTCTTAGTTTTGGTGTCAGTCTCGGGTTCAAGTTCGGGTTCTGAATCAGTGTCACTGAGATATTTTGTTGTTTTTTTTGGTTTTTTTTTACTATACTTATCTACTTTGTCATTTTCAATGGTCTTTTTAAGTTTTTTACTCATTAAATACTAGTAGTCCTTTTTCTTTAAGTAATTTTATGTCTGAACGCATTATTTATAAATAAATATATTTATCAATTTTTTGTTATATCTAGTCACAATTTTTCTTGGATTGAATTAGAATATATCATGATTTAACGATCCCGGTTCAGATTATATTATAATTTAACGATCTTGGATCATTGCGATTCAAAAAATAAATGGATTTATTGAATCGTTGCAAATGTCCAAATATAATTATATTTTGCCAAA